GCCAGTTACGGCGAAAAGCCGTCCTCTTGGCAAAATGCACCGACAGGTCCAACCGGCACTAAAGTTAAAACACAGGGCAGCCGAGACAAGAAAACATCTGATCGTTATGGCTCCTGTAAACCGGGGGGTCCCGACGAAAAAACCACGATCGAAGAACAACACGAACTAGAACAACAGATGATCGACAAAGGTCACACCCGTTTTGAGGAAAGGCAGGCGAAACTCAGAGGCAGCCAGCAAGACGCTGCTCAGTTTCAAATTGAAGAGGCTCTAGGCAAAGTCTCTGAAGTCATCACCAAATATCTTTCTGAAGAAAAGACTAGGTTCCAGAGTGGTCTGGGCAAGAAGAGCCTATGGTATGAAGAACTGAAGGACCAAGACCCAGATGTTCTGGCATACATAGGTCTAAACTGTTGCTATGATGGCGTCATAAACGCCGCAACTTACTCGGCCACTTTAGCCAGCATAGGCTCACGCTTAGAAAACGAGAGATTTGCAAAAGACCTAAAAAGTTATGACAAGGAACTATACAAGCGCCTGGTCAAAAAGGTCACTAAAGATCACTCTTCAGAACGCTATCGTTTCAAGGCTGTCAGAATCATTGCTAGCAAAGAGGGCTTTAACCAACCTAAGTGGACTAAGGGTGCTAAGATCAGTCTGGCTTCGCCTATTCTGAATGCAGTTCTGGAAGGCTGTGACCTCTTTGAGATTGTGGAAGAGACCACAACCCAGATGGTAGGCAGGAAACTAAAACACAACACTAACCGGCACGTCACCCTGACTTGGGCGGCCAAAGAGTGCATTCGCCAAGGCAAGTTCAATGCCAGCTGGGCATCACCTATGTTCATGCCACTGGTGGTTCCACCTAAGCCCTGGGTGTCATTCGACACAGGTGTCTACCAGGATGAAGTTCTGGCAGCACTTACGCCTCTTGTGCGCAAGGCCACAGGTGAGCAGCGCAAGGCAATTGCTAGAGACTTTGAGAAAGGTGAGCCTAGCTATGTCAAAGCACTGAACGCCCTCCAGGCTACCCCACTGAAGATTAATCCCCTGGCTTTGGATGTCATCAAGTGGGTGCGTGATACCGGGCAACGCTTTGACGGTTTTCCAGACCTAGTTCCACCTGAGAAAACACCTTACCCAGAGAACCCAGATGACTTTAGTGAGGAGTACCTTAAGCAAGTTATTGACGACCGCAAAAAGTGGATCCAAGACGACCGTGAGGCCACTACAAACCTGGTTGTCCTTAAAGAGGATGTGTCAGTCATGGAACACCTGTCTGGCTTTGACAGGTTCTGGCTTGGTTGGTCTTTTGACTTCCGGGGGCGTATGTACCCATGCAGTCACTTTAACTACCACCGCGATGATCACATCAAGAGTTCCTTCCTGTTCGCTAATGGCAAGAAGCTCGATGAGACATCCAAGGGTTGGCTAATGATACAGCTGGCCAATGTTGGTGACTTCAACAAGGTCAGCAAACAGTCTCTCGAGGACAGGATCCAATGGGTTCTAGATAACGAGGAGATGATCCTGGCCTGTGCTAAAGATTACAAGTCTACCTTCGACACCTGGCGTCAGGCAGACAAGCCCTTTCAGTTCCTCATGGCGGCATCTGCTTACGCAGATATGCTAGAGCAGGGTGCTGACTACGTCTGTTATCTTCCGATCTCCCTGGACGGAACTAACAGTGGCACACAGCACTATGCACTGGCGACCAGGAACAAGCATGACGCAGCTATGGTCAACCTACTGCCGTCTGATGAGTGTCAGGATGTTTACCAGATGGTGGCGGACGCTGTTGTCACTAAACTACAAACTGAGGACGACCCAATGGCCAGGGCATGGCTTGACTTTGGTGTGACCAGGAAGACTGTCAAGCGCAACACGATGTGCTTTGGCTACAATAGTCTCCAACGCGGCATGGGTGATCAAATCATCGAAGACCTCATGCAGCCACTCCAAAAGGAGGTCAACTATAACTCGATCTCTGCCCACCCTTTTGGTGACCGAAAGTCTCAAGCAAATCACGCCCGCTACTTGGCCAAGATCAACTATGAGGTCATCAGTAACACTCTAGAGAGCGTGAGCAGCGGCATGGTGTTCCTTCAGTCGTATGCGGATGCTTTGGCCCGAGAAGGCAAGTCCACACGCTGGACAGGCCCCAGTGGCTTCCCAGCTGTCGCCAGGTATACAAAGAGTACCACAAAGAGGTCTCGAATCTTCCTGTACGATCGTGCAGCAAAGGTTCGTAAGCAAACAAGGGTCAACTACCAGGAAGACAGCTTCACGTTTGACACCCGTAAATCCCGGTCGTCTGTTGCTGCTAATTTCGTCCATTCACTTGATTCAGGGCACATGCAGTTGTCGATCCTTTACGGGCTCGAGAGCGGTATTAAGGATTATTTCCTGATCCATGATAGCTTTGGCACCCTGGGGGCAGACACCTGGATATTCTATCATTCAATCCGGGCGTCTTTGGCTGACATGTATGAGCACACATGTGTCTTCAGCCAGTTCGAGAAAGAGTGTCGCAATCGCTTGTCCGATCCAAACAAAGAGCTGGCTCAGGTTCCAACTAAAGGTGACCTGGATCCAGCAAGCGTGCTGAACAGCGAGTACTGTTTCAGCTAAATCCCAACTCAGCGCAGGCTATAAAAACAAGGGGTCCCGACTAAGGGGCCCCTCTAGATACATGTGAGTATCAACTGTTGGAAACAAAACCCCCAAGGAGAGACTAATGACTAAAGTAAAATATGTGACCCCTGCTGCCATTGCTGGATACCCATGGCTACAACCTGGTCGCCCGGACACTGCTTTTGACGCCGGTGGGAAGTACAAGACAACCCTGCGACTGAGCCAGTCGGAGGCCGGTCCTATGCTTGACATAATCAACAAGCTAAAGAGCGAAGAGTTCACTGCCAAAGACAATGTGCGTCTGCCTTATGACAAGGACGAAGAGACCGGCGACATAATCTTGAAGTGCCAGTCTAAGTTCCAGCCTAAATACTTTGATGCAAAGGGTAACCCGATCCCAGAGGCCAGTGTCCCAAATATGTACTCAGGTAGTACTCTGCGTGTCAGCGGCTTGGCTGAGAATTACACCAACGGTGCAAACAAAGGCATCTCATTGCGTTTGGGTGCTGTCCAGGTAATTACGCCGGTCTCTGGCTCTGGCGATGGGTCAGCCGGTGACTTTGACGCTGTTGATGGGTTCAGTGTGTCGGATGCTGTCTCAGAGGCGGTAGACGACGACAACTTTGACTTTTAAGCGCCGGTCAACCGGGTACTCAAAAGGTTACAGGTCTGGTCTCGAGGAGAAGATAGCTGATCAACTCAAGAATGCGGGGATCGCCGTGGAATATGAGAAAGACAAGCTACTCTACAAGATACCGGCCAGGGTCCACAAATACACACCAGACTGGAAGCTCCCCAAACCGGGGGGCTTTTTTTATGTTGAGACAAAAGGGCTTTGGTCAGTTCAAGATAGAGCCAAAATCCTATTTTGTATCAACCAGATCGAAGGGTTAGACCTTCGCATGGTGTTCAGTAACCAGAATGCCAAACTCTACAAAGGCAGTCCGACGACCTACGCTGCCTACTGTAAAAAACATGGGATCAGGTACGCCAACAAATGGATACCTGAAGACTGGCTGGAAGAGGCCAGGCAAGGAGAGCAGGGGGCGGCTTAGGTCGCCCCTTTTTGATTCAACCGGGAGAGACATATGTCATTTGAACATGAAACAGACAGCGAGTTTGTGAGGCACGTCCCTTGTGACGAATGTGGCTCCAAAGACAACGCTGCACTATACACTGATGATCACACCTTTTGCTTCGGCTGTGGGCACTGGGAGAGCGGCTCAGAAGACCATACAGGGCCTGTTAGGACACCCCATAACCAAGAGCTGCTCCAAGGTGAATACAGGGCCCTGAGAAGCCGCAGGTTGACTGAGGAGAGCTGCCGCAAGTTCGGCTACATGGTGGGTCAACACAACGGCCAGTCAGTTCAAATTGCTACCTACCGGGACAAGACAGGCAAGCCCTGCGCCCAAAAGATAAGAACTAAAGATAAGAACTTTAGTATCGTCGGCGATGCAAAGGCGATGACCCTCTATGGATCTCATTTGTTTTCCAAGGGACGCAAATTGGTTGTGTGCGAAGGCGAGCTCGATTGCATTTCTGTATCGCAAATCCAAGGGCATAAATGGGCGACGACCAGTCTGGTGAATGGCTGTCAGTCCGCTAAGAAAACGCTCCTGGCCAATTATGATTACCTGATGGGCTTTCAAGAGATCATCTTGTTCTTTGACAACGATGCTCCGGGCCGTGCAGCTGCAATAGAGTGTGCTGAGGCTCTGCCGATCGGGTTGGCTAAGATAGCAACACTGAGTGAGTACAAGGACGCTAACGAGGCCCTGGTTGCCGGTGATACCAAAGCTGTGATTGAGGCAATCTTTCACGCTAAAGAGCACCGACCAGATGGGATCATTAGTGCAGAAGATCTGCGCGATGTCATTGGTGTCGGTGATGCTGTCTCGCCGATCACATATCCCTGGAAGGGTCTCAACGACATGTCCCGTGGGGTGAGGCCTGCCTCGATGACCACGATCATTGCTGGTTCGGGTGTAGGCAAGAGTACCTTCGTCCGGGAGATCCTGTACCACATCCAGCAGTCTGGTTTTAAATGCGGCGGCATGTTCCTGGAAGAAACAACCAAGCGCACCATGCAGGGATTGGTTGGTCTGCACATGAACAAGAACATCACGGTCGATGAGGATGCTGCAACTAAAGAAGAGATTGAAGCTGCCTTTGATGACCTGATCCAGGACACTGATATCTGTCTATACGATCACTGGGGTAGCAACGATCTGGATACGATTGTTTCTCGCATCAGGTACATGAACAAGGCGCTGGGCTGCCAGGTCATATTCTTAGATCACGTTTCATTGCTGGTATCGGGCATGACTGGAAAAGTGACGGATGAACGCCGCCTTGTCGATGACCTCTGCACCAGGCTCAGAACTGAGGTTCAGGCCCTGGGGATCAGCCTACTGATGGTCTCACACTTAAAGAGACCCTCGGGTGATCTAAGCCATGAGCAGGGTGCCCGGCTAGGCCTCAATCAGATTAGATCCAGCCACTCAATCGCCCAACTATCTGACCAAGTGATTGGCATCGAGGTGGACCGTGAGGACCCCGATAGCGGCCTCCGCAACATTGTCATGATGAAGAACCGTCACACCGGATCCACGGGCTGGTGCGACACCCTCCAATACAATGCAACAACAGGACGCCTGGCTGACGCCGGTGCGTCTTTTGGTTTTTAACATAGGAGAGCAATATGTTATTTAAAGCAAAGACTAATGGAAAGAAGTTCATCCATATAGATGCACCTTTGACCTTGAATGAATACCAGGAACGTATGTCAGACACGGCTATTTATAAGTGGCCAGTGATCTACACTGCGCTGGGCCTGGCGAATGAGGCCGGTGAGGCTCTAGGCAAGGTCAAGAAATGGATCCGGGACGACGATGTCCGCTTTGATGGCGCATTGGAAATTACCCCAGAGCAGCGTAGCGATATGGCCGGTGAGTTAGGTGATGTGCTCTGGTATCTCGCAGCCTTGAGCAAAGACCTCGACCTGAGACTAGAAGACGTGGCACAAATGAACCTAGACAAACTGGCTGACCGCAAGATCCGTGGTAAGCTCAAGGGCTCTGGCGACAACCGTTGAGCCGCTGGGGCTTTGACCTGGAGAGCAACGGCCTACTCGATAAGATCACCAAAATACATTGTATCGTGCTTCGGCACATGGACACCGGCGAAGTCAGAAAGTTCGGCCCGGATCAAATCTCTGATGCTTTGTATTTACTGATGAACGCCGAGGAGGTGTGTGGTCACAATATCATCGACTACGACATTCCCGCTCTACAGAAGATTTACCCCGATTTCACGATCGCCGGTAAAGTCACCGACACTCTCGTACTGTCACGTCTAATCAGGACCACCCTGGCAGAAGACGATGCAATACTGAATGTCAAAAACCCTGAGCACTTCCCCCGCCGCCTCATAGGATCTCACAGCCTCAAAGCCTGGGGATTGCGCCTGTCTGACATCCTTGGTGATGACCACAAGAAAGGCGATTATGATGGCGGTTGGGAGAACTACAGTCAGGAGATGCTCGATTACTGTGTGCTCGATACACATGTGACAGCAGAGCTTTATAAGCACCTCATGACCTTTGGGTTCTCTGAGGAAAGTATAGACCTCGAGCACTCCATGGCCCAGATCTGTCAAACCATTGGCAACAACGGGTGGACCTTCAACAAGCCTAAAGCCATCACCCTGTACTCAGACCTGTGTCAAATCAGGGATGATCTACAGAAAGATCTTGATGAGCTGTTTCCGCCCTGGGAGATCACAGAAGAATTCATTCCAGCCAGAGACAACAAAACCCTGGGCTATGTCAAAGGTGAGGTCTTTATCAAGCGCAAGCAGGTAGAGTTTAATCCTGGAAGCAGGCGTCACATCGAGAAGTGCCTGCGTGACAAGTACAAGTGGAAGCCTACTAAGTTCACCGGCACAGGACATGCCCAGATCGATGAGTCAATCCTGGGTGGCTTGCCTTACCCAGAAGCCCAGCAGCTGGCTAAGTTCTTTTTGATACAGAAGCGCATTGGCCAACTGGCAGAGGGTCCAGCAGCCTGGTTAAAGAAGCTCGATGACGATGGTCGCATAAGACACACCATCGTGGTCGGGGGTACGATCTCGGGGCGCTGCGCCCATCGATCCCCAAACCTTGCCCAGGTTCCGAAATCTGGTTTGCTCTATGGTGCCGAGTGCCGTGAGCTGTTTGGGCCACCACCAGGTTGGACCCAGGTAGGCGTCGATTTATCTGGATTAGAATTGAGAATGCTTGCCAATTTCCTGGATGACGGAGGGGTTTATGCCAACCAGATCCTGGAAGGTGACATCCACCAGTTTAACGCTGACGCCATCAAAGGCACTCGGGATCAGGCAAAACGCTTTATTTACAGTGTCTTATTTGGCGCCGGTGATCAGCTGGTAGGCAAGATTGTCGGTGGCAGTGCCAAAGATGGCAAGCGCCTCAAGGACAGCTTCAACGAGGCCGTGCCAGCCTTTGCCAAACTACAGTCAAATCTAAAGAGGGCTGCAAAGCGCGGCTACCTGGTCGGACTGTGTGGGCGCAAATTGTACATCAGAGAAGAACGAAAGCTTCTCTCTCAGCTGCTCCAGGCATCTGGTGCGGTGGTATGTAAAAAGTGGGTTCAACTCACACACACTGAAATCAACAAGCAGTTTGGGCCCGAGCAGGCGTTCCTTATGGCGTGGGTACACGATGAGGTGCAAATTGCATGTAAAAACAAGGATATCGCAAATGAGTGTCGCGAAATCGCAATACGAATGGCGGGAGCTACAGGCCGTCATTTCAACACAAAGATCCGTATCGATGCCGAAGGAAACTTGGGCCAGTCTTGGCTTGAGTGCCATTGAGGTGACACCTCAGATCGAGGACCTGATGGCTCTATATATCACCCTCGATAGAGCCTGGCGCAGGCCTTTCAGCATCAAAAGCACTTTTGCCAGGACCGGCGCTTTCCATGTCGGTGTGGCGTCCTCAGA